TGAACTGGCTGCGACTGCTGGGCTATCCGTGGGGTGATGGCGCGTGATCGATGCGATGCGGAAGCGCCGCGCCGTTCTCATTGCCTACCTCTCCGAGAAGGTAGAGGCTGAGGACTGGCACGGTGTAGCCGACGCAGCGATGGACCTGCGAGACTTGGACGAGTACGTCAAGGGGTGGACTGATGCTCAGTCCCACAAAAGCCTTGAATCTCTGAAATAACTACGAAATGCCTCGCGGAGGAGCAAGGCCCGGCGCAGGGCGCAAGAAGGGCTACAAGGAAAAGGGCACTCTGGAGAAGGAAGAGGCTAGGAAGGTGCTCAGGGCTATGGTCACAGCCCATCTAGAGCCCATGACCATGGCTCAGATAGCCGCAGCCAAGGGTCTGAAGTACATGGTGGGCAGATCCAAGAAGGGTGGGAAGTTCAAGCACCTGACTGAGGAACAGGTGAAGTCCATCCTGAGCGGTGAGGACAGCGAGTATGACCTGCTGGAGGTGTGGGACAAGCTCCCGAACGTCCAAGCCTTCACGGACCTCATCAACCGCACATTGGACAAGCCGGCCGAACACGTGCAGATGGACGGCAATCTAAAGGGCGACTTGGTGTTCCGGTGGCAGAAGTAACGATCCCCTACAGGCCCCGGCCTCTACAGGCCCAGATGCATGAGGCTCTGGACAAGTACCGCTTCGCCGTAGCCGTCTGCCACAGGCGTTTCGGAAAGACCGTCGCTGCCGTGAACCAAGTGCTTAAGGCGGCCATCAGCAGCAGGCGAGAGCGCCCCAGGTACGCCTACATTGGGCCCACGTACCGTCAGGCCAAACAGAACGCTTGGGACTACATCCTGCACTATTCCTCTCCCATACCGGGCCGCTCAGTGAACGTGAGCGAGCTTAGGGTGGACTTTGCCCACAATGGGGGACAGTTGAGGATGTACGGGGCGGACAACCCGGACAGCCTGCGCGGCATCTACCTAGACGGGGTGATCTTGGATGAATACGGCCTCATGCCGCCTACTCTCTGGGGGGAAGTCCTGCGCCCCGCCCTGTCAGACCGTGGGGGCTGGGCTCTGTTCATCGGCACGCCCAACGGGAAGAATCAGTTCTATACGCTCATCCACGGGGACAACGCTTCTTGGCCGGGGGCTAAGAGCCACCCGGAGTGGTACTTCGCGGAGTACAAGGCTTCAGTGACAGGCTATATACTCCCGGAGGAGTTGGAGAACGCGAAGAGGCAGATGACGCCGGATGAGTACGCCCAGGAGTTTGAGTGTTCCTTCGAGGCCGCCATTAAGGGGGCCATCTTCACGAAAGAGCTTGAGCAGGCCCGTACTTCGGGCAGGATCACGAGCGTTCCCTATGACCCGGCCCTGCCCGTTGACACGGATTGGGACTTGGGGGTCGGGGATGCCATGGCCATTTGGTTCAGCCAGAGCACCAGGGGAGGGGAGATCAGGCTCATTGACTACCACGAGGCCACCGGAGAGGGCTTTCCCTACTACGCGGACATCCTGAACAAGAAGCCATACAGGTACGGTAAGCATTGGGCCCCGCATGACATACAGGTCCGGGAGATGAGCAGCGGGCGGTCAAGGCTGGAGGTGGCTCAGCAGTACGGCATCAAGTTCCATGTGACACCAAGGCTCCATCAACAGGTGGGGGGCGAGGTGGAGGAGGGCATCCACGCCGCCCGGATGCTGTTCTCCAGATGTTGGTTCGATGCCGAGAAGTGCAAGGCTGGAATTGAGGCCCTGATGCACTACCGGAGGGACTATAATCAGCGCCTGAACGAGTTCAAGGCGACACCCGTGCACGACTGGGCCTCGCATGGGGCGGATGCGTTCCGAGGGTTGGCAGTGAGGCACCGTGTACCGGTGGAGCGAAGAAGGGAGCAGGCGCCGGCTATGCCTACTTCGTGGATGGCGTCGTGATGGACCGCAGAGAGCAGGCTATCGAGCAGCTAAGGGCTTGTGGGGCTGTCTTGGGCCGCTCAGGAGACGTAGAGCACCTGAAGCGGGCCATCCTCTTGGAGACACTACTCCCGGGCCACACAGAGCTTCACTCGCCCAAGAATCAGTGCCTAGGGAAGCGTCGTCACGACACCGAGGAACGTGCGCATAGAGCGCTCAAGGTTCTGAGCAACCCGGAGGCCAAAGCCTTCGTTTGCCCACACTGTCGAGGCTGGCACATAGGCCGAGAGCGGAAGCGCAAGTTTTGAAACGCGCTGAAATGCGCTGTAACGCCTGGGGTCCATGGCTGTGAAGAAGGTCGAGACCAAGCGTAAGGCGCCCCGTAAAGGCTCTAGGAAGCCCGTAGAGGACTTGGGCGACGGAGACACGGCCAATACCTCTCCCAAGGCCCAGAAGCCTTGAGCGGCTTCTCCATCGGCTCTAGGCGTGTAGGGGACGGTGAGCCCTGCCTCATCGTGGCCGAGGTGGCACAGGCTCATGAAGGCTCCCTGTCGGTGGCCCAAGCCTACATTGACGCGGTAGCCCAGACGGGGGCCGATGCCGTGAAGTTCCAATGCCACATTGCCGAGGCTGAGAGCACCCCGGACGAGCCATGGCGAGTGGAGCCTACATGGCCCCAAGATGAGAGCCGCTACGCCTACTGGAAGCGGATGGAGTTCACGCCTGAACAATGGGCTGGGCTGGCTAAGCACGCTGAGGAGCGAGGGCTGATCTTCCTGTGCAGCCCCTTCAGTGTGGAGGCTGTGCGGCTGCTGGACCCGCTGGTGAAGGCGTGGAAGGTGGCCAGTGGGGAGGTGACTAACGACAGCCTGATGTCTGCCATTGACGACACGTCAAAGCCGGTCCTAATGTCAACCGGGATGACCACAAGAGATGAGTTCCGTAGGGGTTGGAGCAAGGATTTCGAGTGTTCTGGCCTAGCGCTGCTCCAATGTACATCGGAGTACCCATGTTCGCCGAATCACATCGGTCTGAATATGTTGGACGAGATGCGGGGTTGGGGGCATTACGGGCCACTAGTGGTGGGCCTCTCCGACCACTCGGGCACCATTTGGCCCAGCCTAGCAGCCGTCACCTTGGGTGCCTCCGTCGTAGAGGTCCACGTTAAGCTGTCGGAGTACGACCAAGGCTTTGATGCCTCGTCCAGCATCACCATAGAGGACCTATCCCGGCTGGTGAATGGTGTAAGGTTCATCGAAAAGGCCAAAACGCCAATCGACAAGGACCGAATGGCCAGAGAGTTGGAGCCCATGAGGGAGTTGTTCATGCGGAAACACGAACGGAAGGCCAGGCGTGCTTAAGTTCGCCTTTGAAGGTCAGCGGCAGGCGATTAAAGAGCGTGTGGAGCTGCAAAGGGAGCAGGCTGCCGAGATAGAACGAAAAACTCAGGCCGGCTGGCGCTTGTGGTATGAGCAGATGGGCCGCTTTAAGCCCGCTCCGAAGCCGGAGGAGCGATGGGAGGAGTACGAGGAGCCGGAGGCCATGGATCTGCCGCCCAATCCATCCTTCCATGCGAAGCCAGAAGACGTGGCGCGGTGTCGTTACTGCACTCCGAGGATGATTAAGAAGCGCAGGCTGGTCAGTTGAAACGGGTCTGTGTAGTCATCACCGCCCGCCCCTCCTATTCGAGGGTCAAGTCTGTCTTGGTAGCGCTCCGTGCTCGGTCAGACGTAAGGCTGCAAATCGTGGCCTGCGCTTCGGCTTTGGTGACCCGCTTCGGGCGTGTGGTAGACCAAATCAGGGCCGACGGCTTCGAAGTCGAGGCAGAACTGTCGTCGGTGGTGGAACAGGACACGCTCAGTAACTCGGCCCTGAGCACCGGCTTGCTGACGATGCAACTAGCTGGGACGCTGGAGCGCCTGAAGCCGGACGTGGTGGTGACCATCGCGGACCGGCATGAGACGTTGGCGACGGCCATCGCGGCGAGCTACCAGCACATCCCCTTGTGCCACATTCAGGGCGGGGAGGTGACGGGGAGCATTGACGACAAGGTACGGAACGCGGTGACGCAGTTGGCGGACATTCACTGTGTCGCTACCAATCTAGCGCTCATGCGCGTGGTGCAGGCGACTTCAATCGGCGGACGAGGCCAAGCCCACGTCACCGGCTGTCCCTCCATCGACCTAGCCGCCGAAGCCCTGCGCCTTGGCCCAAGCCGCGAATCTGGCGTGATCGTGCTCCAGCACCCCGTGACCGACGAGGTAGACCAAGCCGGTGCCCAGATGCGAGCCACCATCGAAGCGGTAGGCAAGGACGCGCTCTATTTCTGGCCGGGCGAGGATGCCGGGGGCTCTGCGATGGCCAAGGAGCTACGCCTAGCGGGCATCAAGCCTGTGCGCAACATGCCTCCGCTGGACTTCCTACGGCTGCTGCTGGGGTGCAAGGTGCTCGTGGGCAACTCAAGTGTTGCCCTCAGAGAGGGCTCGTTCCTAGGGGTTCCGGCTGTAAGCATCGGTACGCGCCAGCGGGGACGGGAGCACGCCAACAACGTTCAGTGCTGCGATCACTTCGTCCGCGATATCGAGGCTTGCATTAGCCTGGCCGACCGGAAATACACTAAGCGCTCCACCCTCTACGGCGACGGCCACGCCGGAGAGCGCATCGCCGCTATCTTGGCCGGTAAGGCTGAGGAGGCGGTGGCTTGACGGCCACGGTGACGGACTACGCCGCCATCTGGGACTACGGGTCGCAGCCGAGGAGTCAGAGCATCACTTGCAACCTCTGTGGCCACTTTGAGACCGAAGAGGACCGCCGACCTCCCGGCGGATGGACCGAGCCGGACCGCTATGGCTATCAAGTTGGAGTCGTCGTCTGTGCCGAGTGCGAGTTGATCTACCTCAATCCCCGCATGGCCTTCGAAGCCTACGCCAGCTTCTACGAGAGTGGAGCCTACCGAAGTCTGGTGAGCGCGTACCATGGGCGGGAGATCAACGCAGAGACGATCCAGCCGGAGCAGGAGAGGTATGCCGTGGAGGTGGCTGACTTCCTTGAGCCCCACGTCAAGCATCCAAGGAGCCTTCTCGATGTCGGAGGCTCTACGGGAGTGGTCGCCAAGTACATGAAGGAGCGGTTCGGGGTGGAGTCGTCGGTGTTGGACCCCGCCGGACGAGAGACAGATGAGGCTCTGCGGAATGGCCTCCCGATAATTAGAGGGACGGCTGAAAGCTTTGATCCCGATGGCTACCGCTGGGGAATCATCTTGGTCTGCCAGACCATTGACCACCTTCTGGACCCGATGGGTGTTTTGAAGAAGCTGCACGGGTGCCTAGCCGATGACGGCCTACTGTTCGTGGATATCCTGGACTTCGACAAGACTCGGGAGATCAAGATAGACCACCCCTATAACTTCACCGAGAAGACCATGGCTCTCTTCCTGTCCAAGGCTGGATACCGAGAGATCGCCAGAGAGAGGGCTCCGGACGGTGTTCATGTGAGGTTCCTGTGCGCACGCTAGCTGTCGTCCCGGCCCGCAAGGGTTCCAGGGGCCTTCCGGGCAAGAACACGCGCCTGTTTAAGGGCATTCCCTTAGTCGCCCATGCCATCAGGATCGGCCTGAAGACGTGTGATCGGGTGCTGGTGACCACGGATGATCCCTTGGTGGCGGAGATCGCCCAAGAGTACGAAGTAGAGGTTGTGAACAGGCCCCCCGAACTGGCCCAGGACGACACTCCCATGCTCCCTGTGCTCCAGCACGCTTTGCAAGCGAGTCAGTACAGGCCGGACCTTGTGGTGCTCCTACAACCTACGTCACCACTCAGGAAGGTCCGCCACGTCATGGATGCCCTGAAGCTCATCGAAGAGACCGGGGCGGATAGCGTGGCCAGCGTGGTAGAGGTCCCAGCGCACTATTCCATCTATGCCCAACTGTGCGAAGACTCCTGCAAGCCGGGAGCGATCAAGGGGGCGGCCGGCTGGGAACTTGACGAGATGCCGGGCACTAGACAGGCGTGCGCTCCCACATACGTCAGGGACGGCTCCGTGTACATCTTCCGGGCCATCCGTATCGAGGCTGGGCGGCTGTATGGCTATGACTGCCGGCCAGTTTTGCTTGATCCCAAGGAATCCTCTACAATCGACACGGCTGAGGATTGGCGACTGGCAGAGATGAATGCCTAAGTACACCAACGATGACGAGCTCTGGCAGGAAGCGAAGCGTTGCTTCAAGCTCGTCTCTACGGCGGAATACGATCAGAGGGAGCGGGAGAGGGAGGATTTACTCTTCCAGATCCCCGAGAACCAATGGACCGAATCCGCACGTGCTGAGCGTGCCGGAGGGGTGAGAAACGGGGTAGCCACCCCTCCCCGGCCGATGCTGTCTGTGTCGCTGCTGTTGCAGCCGATGCAGCTGGTCCAGAATCAGGCGAGCAAGGCGTCTCTCGGCGTCAATCTCCATCCGGTCAGTGAAAAGGCAAAGAAAGAGACGGCAGAGATTAAGCAGGGCCTCTACAGGCGCATCGAGCGGGACAGCAACGCCAATCAGGCTCGCCTGTGGGCTCTGGACCGGGCCAAACAGTGCGGTCGGGGCTGGTACAGAGTCACCACGCGCTACGACGAGGACTCCCCCGACACGTGGGATCAGGAAATCGGCATTGAGCGCATCCTGTACCAGGAATGCGTGTACGTAGACCCTTCAGCGCAAAAGCCGGACTTCAGCGATGCCAAATGGCTGTTCTATGGTGTCTGGGTGCCCGTGGAGGACTTCACGGCAGCGTTCCCGGACGCGGAGCTTCCCAGCGACGGCATAGGCTGGGAGGAGATGCTCAGGAGCGAACCTGAATGGGTCCGTGCTTCGGGCAGCGACGGTTCCCAGAAGGCCGTGTTCGTGGCGGAGTACTGGTACAAGGACGAGCAGAAAGAGACGGTCAAGGGCCCGCGAGGACTGACTAGAGAGCGCAAGCTGACCCAGGTCTACGTGTGCAAGCTGTCGGCCATGGGTGTGGTTGAGAAGCCGCAACTCTGGGCCGGAAAGTTGTTCCCGTTCATCCCGGTCATTGGTCGAGAGCTTCAGCCGGTGGAGGGGGAGCGTAGATGGGAGGGGATGGTCCGCCCGGCTCGACACGCTCAGATGGGCTACAACTACGCCATCAGCGCGGCGGTAGAGGACATTGGACGCCTGTCCAAAGTGCCGTATATGGTCGCCGCGGGCCAGATCGAGGGCTTTGAGGATCAGTGGAACACGGCTAACGTACGAAACTACCCGTACTTGCAGTACAACATGGTGGATTCGTCCGGCAAGCCGGCCGGCCCACCGATTCCCATGCAGGTGGATGGGACCAAGCTGAATCTGTCCCTTCAGATGGCCTCAGCCTTCCGTGACATGTCCCAAGCCGCTACTAGCGTCTATGACCCGGCCTTGGGCCAGCTACCGGACCGCAGGGACGCGCAGTCCGGGCGGGCCATCCTGGCCCTTCAGAATCAGTCCGACGCGGGAACCTCGCAGTACCTCGACAACTTGGCCAAGATCAGCATGCGTTATGAGGCCGAGGTAGTCTTGGACCTCATGCCGGTGGTCTATGACCGTCCGGGCCGGATTGTGCGTGTTTTGGGCGGGGAGGACGAGGAACAGACGGTCATGCTTGGAAGGCCGTTCGCCCCCAACGCTGAGGGATTCCCGGTCCCTGCTCAGCCCGGGCAACCCGGGACCAAGATGTACGACCTTTCGGAGGGTAGGTACTCTATCAGCATTGATGTGGGTAAGAGCTTCCAGACCCGCCTACAGGAGGGCGGGGAGATGCTAGGGGAGCTTCTGGGCAAGGCCCCGGGATTGATGCCCATTCTTGGGCCTACGTGGCTCAAGTTCCAAGATTGGCCGGGGGCGAAGGAAGCCGCAGACCTGATGAAGGCGCTCCGCGAGAAGCAGTATCCGGGCCTTGGGGACGATGAGAACGCCCCGCCCAGCCCGGAACAGCTAAAGGCTCAGTTGGAGGCTCAGGGGCAGCAAATGCAGATGATGCAGATGCAGCTACAGAGCGCTATCAAGGCCATTGAGACCGATCAGGCCAAACAGCAGGCGACTCTGCTCAAGACCCAGATGGACAACCAGACCAAGGAACGCATCGCCACGTCCGACAACGAGGTCAAGTTGGCCATTGAGGGCCTGAAGGTCCAGATGGAGCAGTTCCTCGCCCTTCAGAACGCGGCCCATGAGCAGAGAATGGCCCACGAGGACCATGCCCATGAGGTGGCTATGGCCCAGGCCGGAGGGACGAAGCTGAGCATGGAGCGTAGCCGTGGGGAGGACTCCGAGTCCGAGGAATCCCGGGAGTCCAGCCAGGGCGCCAGCCGGACCAGCGAGCAACCTGAGGCAAGTGCTTGACACGTGAGGGATAATAATTCCGATGAGTAGTACCGTAGTGGCCGGGGATTTCACAGTCACCTCCTCCTACGAGTCTGCGGATTCGATGGTGGAGGCTCTGACCCCACAGGAGGAGGCCCCGGACACTCCTCAGGTCATCAAGGACGGCGGTAAGACCGTCGAGGCGGATGATCCCAAGGAAGGGCTGTCCAAGGCCGCTTCTGAGCTAGGAAAGGCCGGCGCCAAGGCGGCGAAGGCCGCCCGCAAGGAAGCCGCCAAGACCGAGACGGCCGAAGCTGAGGAAAAGGAACCTGAGAAGCCAAGGGACACCCGCGGGAATCCCCGGCATGATCCCAAGGCTAGGGTAGAGCAGGCTACTAGAGAGGCCAAGGAAGCTAAAGAGCGTGCGCTCCGCCACGAGCAGGAGAACCGAGAACTCCGTGCCCGCGTGGAGCGTTTGGAGCGGGGCGGCGGTGAGAGGTTGGACGGTCCCCCTGCCCGCACGCCTGAGCCCACCGCCGCCCCGCAGGAGCCTCGGTCGGAGGACTACGAGACGTACGAAGAGTACGTCAAGGCCGTCGCCCGCCATGAGTACAGAGTAGCGTCTGAGGAGGGCGCTAGACAGGCTTACGCGCACTATCAGGCGCAGCAGCACGTCCAGAAGCTCAACGGAGTCGTGGAGGGCTACCGGACGGCCTATGAGAAGGCATCAACGGAGGAGCCTGGCTTCGCTGATTCAGTCCGCCACATCACCGATAGGCTCGTGCCCTCTTTCACGCTCCCCAACGATGCCCCACGCGGGCCGATGAACTGGCTCGCAGACGATCTACTCTCTTACGGAGAGAGCGCCCCTGCTCTCCTGCGGTACTTCAGGGACAACGAAGCCGAAATTCAGCGATTCGCCGCGCTGTCGATGCCTCGTGCTGTCACGCGCGAGCTGGCGAAAATTGAGGACCGCTTGACTGCTGCCACCACTGGCCCCAGCGTCGAGCGTGGAGTCAGCAAGGCGCCACCCCCCGTTACGCCAGTGACGGGCACGCCTTCTATCGCTAACAACGGAGCCCCGCGCAACGGAGAGGATGATGATGCGTGGTTCCGTCGTAACGGAGTAAAGCCTCCAAAGCGGTAGACCTTGGCGCCACCCGGGCGCCTTGAGGCTGTTTCGATGGCAAATACACTGTTGACCCCCACGTGGGTGATGCGAGAGACCGCGAGGTACTTCGCCAACTCCCTGCGTGGCGTGGCCAACTTCAATCGTTCCTACTCGGACGAGTATGTCCAGGCGGGGGCTAAGGTCGGCGATACGGTCAAGCTCCGGCTCCCTGTCCAGTTCGAGGCTGTCGAGGGTGATACCCTCGTGGTCCAGAACCTCTTGGAGCGTACCGTCAACATCGTGCTAAACCGGCGCCGTCACGTCGGCTTTGGTTGGTCGTCTCAGCAGGACACGCTGGAAATCCAAGATGTGCGGGATCGCTACGTGCAGCCTGCCGCCGAGACTCTAGCCAACGCCTACGACCGCCTCGCCATGGCGGACGTGTACAAGTCGGTCTACAACGCGGTCGGTACGCTGGGCACGGTGCCCAACAACGTCCTGACCTATCTCCAGGCCAAGGTCAAGCTGCTGGACTTCGCCACCCCTGACTCTGGCATCGTTGCGGTGCTGGACCCGCTGGGTACGGCGACCATCAGCAACGCTACTGCTACGGTGTTCAACCCTACGGGGAAGATCAGCGAGAACTGGACTTCGGGACAGTTCGCCAATGACCAGCTTGGAATCAGCAAGTGGTTCCAGGATCAGAACATCCCGACCTTCACCTCTGGCACCACCACCACCGCAACCCCCTTGGTCAACGGGGCCGGTCAGACCGGCTCCAGCATCATCTCGGATGGTTGGGGCTCCGGTAACACCTCGCTGAAGAAGGGCGACATCATCACCTTCGGCAACGTGTTCGCAGTGAACCCGCTCTCGAAGGAAAGCACGTCTCGTCTGCATCAGTTCGTGCTGACTGCGGACGCTACGGACACCACGGGGGCTGTGACGCTGAGCATTTCGCCGCCCATCGTCACCTCCGGTCCACTCCAGAACGTCACCAACGCCCCGGCTGACAACGCAGTGATTACGTACTGGAGCATGGCCGCTGGTGGTACCCAGGCGGCCACGGTGTCTAAGCAGAACCTCGTGTTCCATCCGGACGCCTTCGCCTCGGTCATGGCCGACCTGACCATGCCCAACGGTGGAGCCAAGGCCACGAGGGTCAGTTCGCGGATGCTCAACGTGTCCATGCGTTACATTGAGCAGTACGCCATCACTTCCGACCAGAACCTCAACCGGATCGACATTCTCTTCGGCTCGGCCCCCATTCAGGAACGGATGGCGGCTCGGGTGGTTCAGTAGGAGGCTGAAATGGCTGTCAATGTACTGAACACGACCACTCTTTCGGAGGCCCTGTCCAAGGACGCTATCGAGTTCGCGGTAGCCTCCACGACCAACATCAGTGTTGGGCAGTACCTCGTCATCTCGGGCACGGCGGGTCTGGAAGCGATGAAGGTCCAGGCCATCCCCGTGTCCGGACGTGTGGGCGTTATCCGTGGTCAGGGGGGCACTCGTGCACTGGCTGCGGCGAACGGCACACGTCTCTACATCGGGTCTCCGGCCGACTATCAGGGCGTCAAGGATGGCGTCTTGGCAGGCGTGAACGGGAATCCGGGCAACTTCGGAGACTATCTCCTCCCCGGGCTGCGGTACCGTGACGGCGCAGGCAACGAGTACGTCCTCGTTGAACTGACTGCTACGGTGGTCCCTGGGACTGGCGTGCTGTTCTCCAAGGATGGCAACTTCACTGCTGCTCCGCTGACCTCGGCCGGATTCGGGTCTGTGGGCGTGGTCATTGAGGATGGCACCTCGGACCAGTACGTGTGGGCTCAGGTGTACGGCGCATGCCGGGCCAAGTTCGTCGGCGGTAGCTCGCTGGCGACCTCTACCGGCGTTGTTCAGGGCGCGTCGTCTGTCTCGACTCCTGCGGTGGGTCTGCTCGCTCAGACCACCTCCCAGGCGTCGTCCAACGATGCCCTCATCATCCTGGGGATGTACCTCTCCAGCGCCGTGACGACTGCTACGACTTCGGCCACCTCTGAGACGGGTTTCGCTGCCAACGTTTGGCTGCACTACCCCTTCCTGCGTAGGAACACGGCCACTTCGTGATCCAGCTCGTTCCCGCTACGGCTTCCGGGGTTCGGGAGCCTCGTCCTGTGGCCCGCACGGTGCGCAAGGTTGCCCTGTGCGGGTCACATTCCTTGTCTTTGATGGACGCCCCTTGGGATGACCCGTCGTGGGAGTTCTGGGGGCATTCCAGCGCCAGGGGGTTCTACCGGGGGAGGATTGACCGGTACTTCGACCTCCATCCCAAGTCGTGTTGGACCCGGGCAGGTAAGCTGTCTGCGGCGTATCCCAACTGGCTAGCCAAGAACACCGTTCCCATCTACATGCAGAAGCGGTTTGATGAGGTCCCTGCCGCGGTGGAGTACCCCAAGGGGCGGATTCTGACCGAGTTCGGGGATTGCAGACCCTACTTCACCAACCACGTGGCATGGATGATCGCTCTCGCTCTCACGGAGGGGGTTGCTACTCTCGGGCTGTTCGGGATCAACTACTCCTCGGAGAGTGAGTACCAGCGCCAGAGGGGATCGGCCGAATACTGGCTGGGGATCGCGTCCGGTCGAGGTGTCAGGGTAGTGCTTCCTGAGCAGTGTACGCTTCTGAGAGACCCAGCCCCCTTGTACGGATACGACTCCCACGATGAGGTGACCGGTCTACTCAAGGCAGAGTACAAGCCCCGGATCGTGAAGCCGGAGGCGAAGAAGGTGCCTGCCTACGAGGCTAACGTTCCGCTGGCCCAGCCCCCGGAGCACATTCGGAGATTTATCGAGAGGGAAGAGGCGGAGAATCCCCGCCCTGAATGGGCTATGCCCGGAGCGAGTATCGTACTGTTGCCCGACGATCAGATCGGGATTCAGAGAACGGATGGAGGCGTATGAGTGAGGAAATCGTTCGCAATCAGGAGACCGACCCCCGCTACAACACTGAGCCTGGGCTCGCTGTGGTGTACGGCTCGGCATACCAGCGAGAAATGCGCAAGTTTGAACAGTTCCCCTATTCTCAGTGGGCCGGCGGAGACCCTGGCAACCCCTACGTGTACCGCCCGTTTCCCAAGATGCTGTACAAGGCGGAGCGCTACAACGGAGCCGTGGTGTGCATGGCCGCGCCTCCTGACTCCCACGACTTCACGGACAACCGGGCTTATGAGCGTGCCCAGGAGGCCGCACGTAGGTTCACCGAGAAGTGCCAGCGAGTCGTGAACGACGAACGGGAGTATGCCAGGGCCCGCGAAGAGGGGTGGCAGGAGTCCCCGCAGGAGGCCGTCGAGCACGTCCACCGCAGGGACGCGGCTGTCTCCGAAGCTGCTGCACATAGAGCATACGAGGACCGGAACATGAGCCCGGCAGCGAAGGAAGAGATCGCGGCTGTCGAGGCTAAGACGGACGATCACGTGGCTGAGGTTCCCCAGAAGCGCCGCCCCGGCCGTCCGCGTAAGGTTCAGCCTGTCACTTAGAGGTGCGTAAATGGGCACCGTCGTATCGGACATCATCACTCCGGCTCTACGCAGGATCGGTGTACTTGCGGAGGGTGAAGTTCCGACTGCGGCCCAAGCTTCTGATGCCCTAGCAGACCTGAATGCGCTCATCGACCAGCACGCGGCGGAGAGGCTGCAAATCTTCACCACCACCCGGACCGTGTTCTCGTTGGTGGCGGATAAGCAGTCCTATCTGCTAGGGTCGGACTTCGACCAGCCCGATGAGGACGGGTTCGACACTCAGTGGGCCGGTGCCCCTGACGGCTGGACGCCACAGAATTCGGGCGACGGCACCATCGCCAACGACACAGCTGACTTTCAGGCCGGCGGTCACTCGATCCGCATGGACACGGCTGTATCGGGGACTAGTAGCCTCTACAAAGACTATCTAGTCCAGCCGGGCGAAGAGTTGACACTGACGGTATGGACCTTCGCGGGATTCACCGTCACCGGATTCGTCCGGGTCCAGAACACGGACACTGGAAACTATCTGGACAGCAGTGGTGATTGGGTTGGAGCCGCGGACCCGTTCTTGGATGCCATTGAGTCTCCGGCTGGAGCTGCCTTCGTTCAAAAGAGCCTGACCTTCGATGTAGAAACGGAGAATCTGGAGGGTGCCACCACCACTACGCTCCGGATCACGTTCCGCAAGAACGACAACCTGTTCTCGGCTTGGTTCGACACCTTCTCCCTTACCGGACGATCGTCCGTGTCGATCCCGCGTCCCATCTTCATTGACAGGGTGACGGTCAGGGACAGCAGCATCGACCCCCCTCTGGAGATCCCGCTCACCAAGCTCCCCGAGGACCAGTGGGAGCAGATCACCAATAAGGAACTGGCGTCCACGTTCCCCAATTCGTGGTACTACAACCCGACCTTCCCCTACGGGACTCTGACTTTCTGGCCCATCCCGACCGGGAGCACGTACGAGGCCGTACTGTACATCCCGACGCAGACGAGCACGTTCGTAGAGATCACTGACACGTTCTCTATGCCTCCGGGCTATCTGCGGATGCTGGTGACCAACTTGGCGCTGGAGCTGGCGCCCTCGTATGAGAAGGTGCCTAGCCCCTTGCTCATGAGACAGGCTAGCGACTCACTAGCTGTGGTGAAGCGGGCCAATCAGCGGCCTACCGAGTTGGCTTTCGACTCAGGAGCGCTCATTGGTGGAGCGCCCCCGTACTCCATCCCTGACTTTTGGTCTGGGCGATGACGGCCTATAAGGGCTTCGTGGGACCGTCGTATGTGAGTCAGAGTTCCATCGCTGACTGTGAACGCACGGTCAACATGTACATGGAGGTTCTGGAGTCTCAGAACGGCTCCTCTCGGGCGGCCCTGTACCCCTTTCCTGGCTTTGCGCTGCTGGTGAACACGAACAGCAGCAACGGGCGCGCTCATGAGTTCTGGGCCAACAGGGAGTTCGCAGTCATCGGCCCTGCGCTGGTTGAGATCGACGTTGACGGCAACGTGACCTTTCGTGGGACGGTAACAGTTGACTCCAACCCGGCCACTATCTCCTACAACGGAGACGGTGGAGGGCAGTTGTTCATCACCTCCGGGGGGAACGGCTACTACTACGACCTCGCCTCTAACACCCTCACCCAGATCGCCGCACTGAACGGCAAGGCGACCATGGGGGATCAGTTGGACGGCTACTTCTTGGCCTTGGACGCGAATACGGGCACGTTCTACTCCTCCGACCTTCTAGACGGCTCGACGTGGCAGACGGGGGTCATGTTCGCCCAGCGCAACGCAGCTCCCGACCCGTGGGTCTCGATGAAGGTCGCCAACAAGTATATCTATCTGTTCGGCCCTGAGACTCAGGAGGTGTGGTTCGACGCGGGTAACAGCCCCTTCCCGTTCGCTCCGCATCCGTCCGGGCTGATTCAGTGGGGGTGCTCTGCTCCATTCTCTGTGAAGGTCTGCGATACCTCTCTGATGTGGCTGGGTGGGTCCAAGGGTGGCAGCGGGTTCGTGCTGAGGAACACCGGGTTCTCCCCGGAGGTTGCTTCCAGTTACCCTCTCCAGTACGCCATCAATCAGTTCTCCGTTATCTCGGACGCGGTAGCGGACACGATGAACTACGCCGGCCACACGTTTTATCTCCTGACCCTGCCTTCCGCGAACAAGAGCTTCATGTACGACCTCCAGGGACAGGTGTGGGTGGACATTGGGACGTGGGACCCGGCCTCTACGCCGAATGACTACGGGGCGTTTAGGGCACGGTGCCATGCCCATGCCTTCGGAAAGCACCGCTGGCTTCACGGCACTGGAGTGGGGGTGTATCAGACGGACGGGTCCACGAATGACGTTGATGACCTGCCGCTGCGCTTCTACCGGCGCCCGGCCGCGCTGGTGGCGGAGAACGAGCGCCTGTTCATCAGCGAGTTTCAGATCAATCTAGAGGTGGGTCTCGGAACGTCTACGGGGCAAGGGGCTGATCCACACATCATGCTACGGGCTTCCAAGGATGGGGGAAAGATTTGGGGCCCAGAGCGGTGGGTCTCGGCTGGGAAGATCGGTCAGTACTCCGCTAGGGTGAACTGGCACCGGATGGGGATGGCCCGCAGATGGACGCCCGAAGTGGCCATGACCGATCCAATTCCATGGCGGATCATGGGGGCGTGGTACAAGGCCCAGCCGTCTACGGCTTTGAGGGAGAGCGCTTAAGTGCCGCTTGTCAGGAACGTCCCTCCTCCGCTGTCTGACCCGATCTCCGACGACAAGACTCGGCTTCTGACCAACCCGTGGATTGACTACTTCACTTACTTTCAGGAGCAGCTGAACCGGGTTCCGGCTCGGGTGGCCAGTGTGACCATTCTGAACGGTGACGCTTCAGTAGCTGCCACCGACATGACGGATGGGACGCTGCCTGACGGCACGTACGAGCTTCAGTGGTGGTACGGGGTTACAATTCCAGCCGCCGCCAGCAGTCAGCTACAGGTCACTTTCACCTCGCAATACAAAGGGGCAACCCGTACCGATGACGGCCCGAACCTTGTCGGAAACACGACAAACGAACACGACACTGATACAATCTTGATTCCTGTTACCGGCGGTACTCCAGTGACTTACACCGTGACGTATGTTACCGGACTCGGGGCGGCGATGGAATACGACCTCTTCGTTTCTCTGCGTCAGGTGCAGCTGTGATCCGCGAGCTTCCTAGTTCTGAATGGGGACGCTTGGATGAGGAGTCCAAGGTGTTCTTCGAGACGGTCCACCCGGAAGACGTGGCGGTACTAGTTGCGGAGATTGACGGAGAGATCGTCGGGCACATGGCTGTGATCCGGGCACCCTTCTTTGAGCGATGGCACGTGGCTCCTGAATACTTCGGGAATGCGGGTGTGACGCGGGGGCTGTTGCGTGCTGGCACTCTGAAGGCTCGGGAATGGGCTCCCAAGTGGGTGATGGCTCATGGAGACGAAAAGATGGCCGAGACCCTGATCCGTCTGGGGGGGAGGTTTCTGCCGATCCACACGTTCATGATGGGTCTACGTGAGGAGGATTCGTGCCGCCAGCAGTAGTTGCAGCCGGTATCACTGGAGCTACGACTCTGGGAGGTGCCCTGATCGGGTCCGGCGCCCAGAAGAACGCAGCCAAGCACCAAGCCAACGCCAACAGGGATGCTATGAGCTTGGAGCGGGAGCGGCTTGCGGAGGATCGCCGCCGCTACGATCAGGCGTACACCCGCTATGAGCAGGACAGGGCCAACTACGACGCGGCTAGACGCGCCATCCTGGCTAAGCACGGATACGACATTCCGGCGGCCCAAGGTGCTCCTGCTGCGTCTGGGGGGCTGTCCCTAAGCAACCTTGCAGGGGCCACGCCTCCCGTCCAGACCGGAACGGCGTTCTGGGGTGGGGCCTCGTCTGGGGGGATGCCACCTACTCCCGAAGCGGCGCCGATGCCTTCTTCGGGTCCGGTGAGTGCGACTCCACAGGGTGTGAGTCTAGGAGAGATGACCTCCCAGGATTGGGATTGGAGGAAGTATGCCGCTGGCTAGAGGGTATTACGAGGAAGAGGGCGGGCCCCCGGCTCCGCCGCCCCAAGCTCCGCCGACTGGGGGGAGTGGTCAGGCTCCGGTCCCTGCTG